GTGACCTCCTCGCAGTCGATCACGGCAACGCGGTCCCGCTCGTCGAGGTTGGTGATGGTGCGGATCCGGAGCGTCTTGCCGCGGATCAGGATCCTGTCAGTCTCGGACAGTCCGATCGCCTTCACGGTGTCCCACCGCGCGCGGACCTCCCAAGACCGGACCACCGCGACGCCGTCGGCGTACTGGCGCTCGTCGGCGCTTTCCGAGCGCAGGTCGGCGCGGAACTGGACGGTTGACACCCATGAGTCCACGCGCTGCCCAAGGGCGTCCCTCGAGGCGCTCGGGCTCTGCTTGGTCGCGAGGTGACGGAGGCGCCCGGCCGAGATCATCGCATCGGGCTCCGCGTACGGTACTGCTCGATGATGTAGCGGTAGGACGTCGGGACGTCCGCGAGCGCGGCGACCGACACGGCCTCGGGGTTGTTGTACCAGGCGCCCACAAGGGCGACGATGCACTGCTGCAGCGCGAGCGGGATCTCGGCGTAGCCGGCGACGTAGGTCACCGTCGCGAGGGTGTTCGGCTTCATCACGGCGTCGGTGTCGAACTCGAGCGCGATGACGGGCTCCGAGTCGTCCGTCCACCAGTCGGCCGCCGGCAGCGTGACCGTGGCGCCGGATGAGTCGACGTAGCTGACGGACGTGAACGACGTGCACGGCTGCACGTCGGGTATGAAGCGAGCGAAGCGCCTGATCTTGGCCGTGCGCGTCGCGCTCACGAGTGCGATGCCCGTCTCCCTCTCGATGACCTCTCCTGCCGCAATGCACAGCGCCACGAGATCGGTGTCGTCGGATTCGACCTCGATGCGAAGGCGCGTGCGGAGCACGTCGATCGGGATGGGGAGAGCGGGCATGGAAAAGGGCGCGGCCGGGTTTCCCCGGCCGTCCCCAAGGGAGAATCAGCAGGTGATGGCCGCGAAGGCCTCGGGCAACATGATGCGCGAATCGGTGCGCGTGTACATGTAGACGATGGTCTCGTCCGTCGCAGCGGCGCTGTACGGATCGATGAGCGTCTCCATGCCCATGCGGTCGGCGATCTCGAAGTACTCGAAGTTGCCGATGACGGCAAAGATGTTGTTGTTCGCCGTCGCGGTCGGTACGTACGCCGAGATGCGGTACGGGACGCCGTAGAGCGTGCCCGGAACGCCGTCGGCCAGACCGCCGTTGTCCGACGGCTTCCAGATGTAGTCCGTCGTGTTCACCTTCAGCTTGCGGACGGTCTTTAGGAAAGTGTCGCTGAAGAGCCAGGAGAACTTGCTGCCGATGCGGTACTGAGGCTTCACCAGGTGGTAGGTGTCGATCACGTTGTCGCCGGTGACGGTCGTGATCGCCGCGCCAGCGAGGTCGGTCACCTGCGAGGCGGCGGCCAGCTTGGTCTGCGCGCTCGAGCCCGCGATGCCCTCGGGATCGCCGGTGCCGTCGCCGATGGTGAACTCCTCGTCGTGCTTCAGTCCCATCGACATGCCGTGCTTGCGGGCGATGTAGTCAAGTCCGCTGCCGACGCCGCTGGTCCCGATGACGTCCGCGAGGTACTCGCGCGACGCCTTGCCGGCGGTGACGTACTTGGTCTTGAGGAAGGTGATCTTCGACGCGAAGCTCAGGTCGTTCGGGGTGATCGACGCGCCTTCGGCGACCTTGGCCGTGGTCGGGAGCGAACCCTCGACGCTGACCTCGCGGGTCGAGTCGATCGTGTAGACCGTCGCGAGCTGGCGGATGACAGACGCCTGCTGGCGCTTCTCGATGATGCGGCGCTCGAGGTCGGTCGGCACGGGCGCGTTGCTCGTCGTGGTCGATAGCGCGCGGAAAGCCGCCATGTCGCCGCCGATGATCGAGTGCATGAAGCGCTCGGTGTAGTTGCGCGTGCCGTACTGCTGGCGAGCGCGCTTCGACATGCCGTCGTAAAGCCACTTGCCGTCATCCTCGGCGACGCGCGACGAGAACTCGGGAGTGGCAGCCTCGGCCGCGAGCTTGCGCAGCTGGATCAGCTTCTCGATCTCGGTCATGTCGTTGTCGAGACGCGCGATCTTCTCGCGCTCTTCGCCGCTGCCGCGCGCCTCGATCTCGTGGGTCTTGGCGTCCTTGCGCTCGGCGAACTGCTCGAGCGTCTTGCGGTACTGGTGGGTGAGTGCGTTGAGTTCCGTCAGCTTGTCCATTGCTTGATCCTCTCAAGGTGAAGTTCCAGCCGCGCCTGAGCGGCTTCGATGGCAGCCGCGTCAACGTGACGCAGGCTGGAATTGGTCTGTGGATACGCGGCGTCTACGACGATGCTCACCTCGACGAGCTTCGCCTGGTGCACGGTGCGCTCGGTCTTGGCCTTGTTCCATTCGTCCTTCTCGACGTAGAACCCGAACGACATCTCGCCGCTCAGATCGCCGCGCTCGATCAGCGCGCGCACGTCGTTGCCGAGCGTCGTCTCGGGGAGCGACGCGACGTAGTGCAGCCCGTCGGTCTTGTCCATGAGGGCCAGCGTCTTGGCGCGGGTGCGCGCGAGCGGCATCCTCGGGTCGTGGTTGTACAGCAGCTTGATGTCCTCGCCGAGCGAACCGGCGAACGCGCCGGGGGCGATCTGCTCCCGGAACGTGCGGCCCCACTCGGTGATCTCGCGGCTCTGCTGGTTGTAGACGGCCGCGACGCCGCGGAGCGTGCGCCCTTCGATCGACTGTTCGATCGATCCGATGTCACGTCGTGAAATCATTCGGGCTCCCTGCGGTTTCGCTTGTGTCGTTGCCGATGTTGGTGGTGCCGCCGCCCGTGCCCATGTTCTTCGCGACGATCGGCGCATCGAGGCCGGGCAGCGGCTCAAGGTCGAGCCACTCGCGCGCCTCGTTGCGCGTGATGAATCCGGCCTCGACGCCTGTCCTGAGCGAAGCCATCTGCTCGGCGAGGCTCGGACGCTGCAGCGAGTCCAGGTCGAAAGAAACCGAATCGAACGGGCTTGCGAGCTTCTGGAGAATCTCGCTCTTCCAGATGGCGGCCCAGTGCTCGATGCAATGGTCGACGTACATGCGGCCGAGCCACTCCATCGATCCGTAGGTGCTCTGGCTGTGTTCGCTCAGGTAGGAGACGGGCACGCCGAAGATTCTGCTTACGTCCTGCACCGAGTAGCGCCGCGCGGCGTCGATGCCGTCGTTGTCGAACGTGCTCGAGATGCGCTCGACGCGCATGTTGTCGCCGAGCACGAGCGGGCGCCCGGCGTTCACGCTGCCGCTGTGCTGCTTGACGTACTGCTCGGCGACCATCTGGCGTTGCTTGTCGTTGAGTGCGCCCGGGTGAACTAGCGCAAGCTTCGGCTGTCCGGCGTTCTCCATCGACTTGAGCTGCGACTGTTCCTGCGCGGCCATGATCGTCAGCGCCGCGTTGCAAAGACGCGCGGGCGACTCGCCCCACATGCCGCTGTAGCCGAGCGTGCGGAGGTGCAGCACCTGCTCGAGACGCAGGTCGCCGTAGAGGCTGGTGCGGTAGACGGGCTCGCGCCCGGTGACGTCGAGAGTCACCGTGTGGACGCCGAGCGGGATCAGCTCGAAGAGCTCCCCAGACTGCGTGCGGTTGATGAGCGCGAACGCGTTGCCGTACAGGCAGCACTGCATCGTCATCAAGCGCCGGAACTCGAAGCCCGACATGAACCGGTTCGGGGATCGAAGGAGCGCGTCGGTCGCGCCGTCGCTGACCTTGCACTCGACGCGCGCCAGGTCGTTGGCGATCAAAGAAACGGCGCGGTGGACGGGCGTGTACTGGAGCGCCGTGTCTGCATCGACGATCGGCATGCCGCCCGAACTCGGCGCGATGAGGAACGACGCACCCGGGAAGGTGGACCAATGCCCAAAGAACCTGTGAAGCAGGGACCGGATCACGACGGAATCGTGGCGCCGTCATGCCGTGCAGATTGCACCTAAAGCCATTCGTCGTACGAACTTGCCTTTTTCCCTCCCCACACGTGGACCGCGATCACGCCGGCCACGAGCGGGTCGAGGATGCAGTGCTCCCGGCTCTTCACCGGGCGCACGTTGCCGTTCCTGTCGGTCGACGCATGCGCCTCCGCGCATGACCGCCTCAGGATCGGGTCGTCGCCGATGATGAACTTGCCTCCGGCCCAAAGGTTCTGCCACAGCTGGCAGCCGGGTCCGAAGGTCGAGATCCCCATGCGGTAGGTCAGGAGCGGGACGCCGTCCGCGACCAGTTGCTCGGCGAGGTACTTCGACCCCCATGCGTCGTAGCCGATCGCCTTGATGTCGAACTGGTCGCGCAGGTCGAGGATGCGATGCCGGATCGACTCGTAGTCGATCTCGCGGCCGGGCGTCAGCGTCAGCCGGCGCTCGGCCGACCACGCGCGCACCGGCATCCGGTAGTCCAGCTCGCGCTGCGCGACGTCCTGAGACGGCCACCAGTAGTGGCCCTGCAGCGCCACCCGGCCGTCGTCGGTCGGGACGGCGACCACGAGCGCGGACATGTCGAGGGACTTCGACAGGTCGAGGCCGAGCCACGCCGGGCGCCCGCGCAGCTCGTCCCAATCGATTGCCTTGCCGCCCGGCCAGAGCGCCATGTCGAGCCACCCGCCGGTGTTCTCGTCGGCGCGCGCGCAGTGGTAGCGGGTGAACTCGGAGCGGCCCATCGCGCTCCGCTTCATGGTGTTCCACGCGCGCCGGA